TCTCTAGATCCTCATCCTGTGCAACATTAATAAACTCAGCAGGACGATTTTCGAGTTCTTGCTTCAGTGCAATAATCTTCTCATCAATATCATCAATCATATCAGGATTGCGGTTGGCAAATACACGAAGCATGAGATTTAGCTTATCCTCATCATCCTTCATGTTTAGGAAGTGTTCCCATGCCTGACCCTCAATTTCAACACCTTGACGCTGCTTCTTCTTCTCACGATCAGGATCTACAATCCAAAACTTTTTTGTTCGGTCAGCAACTGCCGTGCTTTTATTTTCTGCTACCTGTGGATGACGTTTTGCAAACTGATAGATACAATAGTCCTCAGGATTTACAGGAACTGGAACCTCAACCTCTTCGCCATTATCTGTGGTCTTTGTTCGGGTATCACGGAGGCTAATATCAAGTGCTCGTCCACCAGATGGAATTTCTACACTAAGTTCCTGCCAGTATTTATCTAGCTTATTGTAGTAATCACTATCTTTAGGATCAGCACTAATAATTCGTGGCATTACCTCATCACGAACAAGACGTGCTTTATCTGTGTTTGGAAATGCTGTAAGTGCCTGTCGGTTCACAAATACCGAAGATAGTTTAATCTTTGCATTTTTACGAATGTCTTCAGGAAGGTTATTCTGTGGTTCCTTCCTCTGTAGATGTACAACTTTTCGATTACTCATAAATTCTATTGTTTTGTTTATTCAAAAGTAAATAGAAAACAGTCTAGGATAGACTACAAATCTACCCTAGACTTGTTTCCTTTGTCTATCTATGTTAAGATGCGATGCACTGTAGATCAAGAGAGGTATCAAATCTACGGAGTAGAACACCCGAAGTCTTCAGATAGTGAACGGATGCACCGTCAATATCTGTAGCACGTAGCGGAGTATTCTGTGCATAGCCATCAGGGATTGTGGAACCGGGTACAACCCACTCCTTCATTTCTTCCCCTTCCTTATTGATCATCTTGAGGTTTGGTTCACCCTCATAGTTGCTCTGATCAACGAAGCACATCCGATAACTCTCTAGGGAGTATCCAGTCTCAGGATGTTTGGGTCGAGTATCAGCAACAGGTCCATGATCAAATAGAGGCTGTTTGACAACGTTAACGGTGTGACCATCAACGTGCTGATAGGTAGTGAAGTATCCGGTAAGTGTAAGATCACGACCACTTCCAGTAATAAACTTGTTCTGATCAAGAACTTGGAAGTTGGTAGATCCAACATAATCCTTCATAGCACGGTCAAATTCTCTCATACCACCTGTTCCAGTGTAGAGAGTAACCTGACGATCCTGTGCATCTGTCATACCATAGAACAGATCACCAATAACATTCCGTAGCTTATCTTCTGTAAGCCGGGAATATGTATCCTTATTGACAATCTGCTGGAATAGACCGGGACCAATGTTTACGGGTTGATCATTCTCGTCTCTTACACGAGTGTTTCCGTTTTCATCGTAGGACTGCTCACCATACCAGTAAAGCATTTCCATTTCCATCTTCCACTTGAGCATAAACTGCCACATCTCAAATGGCATCCAACGGTTTGTTGTACCGTTTTCAGTAGGAAATTCAATATCCATCACATAGTCCTTTGCACTACCACTCATCTGATAGGACTTACGGACCTTTGTAATCTTGTGACGGATCTTTGCTGGTGTGGAGAAGTTATGAGCATTTCCACGAGAGAAATCTGTACCTACAGGAGCAAATAGTTGACCCCACTGAGCACCTGCCTGAAGATCAGACGCAGGAACTGCTTCAGAGGCATTACTATTTGCAATCTGTAGAGTGTACTCATAATTACTTCCTACAGGGCGTGGTTCCTCCATAATACGGCACTGAACACCGCTTGGACCAATAATTACATAGTCCTTAATGAACCACTTATCAGGAAACTTCAGTGTAAAGCGGCTATTACCCTGACCAACATTTGATGTGTTGCTAGGAGTTTCAGCCACAGGACGAGTACGATCAATACGATCCATTACATTATATTCGTACTCATACTTATCAATGCTTTCTGTATTTCCAACGCCCTCTGTAAGCATTGTAAGTGGGAATCGCTTATCTTCACGACCACCAAGAAAGGTTAGCGCACGGCTAATCTTTGCAGGGTGCTGAAGTAGAGCGGACGACAGACTATTCTGGTCTGTCATTTGGGCGTCACTATAACGCTGTTTACTAACTCTCATAATTTAATTGTTTGTTTTAGTTATTACCAAGTAACGAGTCTGGATCAAAGGATTCCAGCGAACCGTCGCCTGAATTCCTTCGTCTAGAGCTTCCACGAGATGATTTATCCTTCACATCACGCTTCTTGCTCTTCTTCAGCCGGTCGCTCAATCTACCAGCCTTTTTTGTAGACGCCAAGTTGTCTACAAGTTTACCGAGATCAAGATCTTTCATAATGAGGTAATCAAGAGCAAGTGCATCCTCTTTTGAAAGATTTTGATACTTCTTCTCTGCTTGTGTCATTCCATCTTCATCAGCAGGCTCAAATAGATATTCCTGAAACTTTTGCTTTTCATTTTCAGGAAGTCGAATACCATTTAGATCATTTGATTCTTCAATAATCTGTTTGTATTCTTTTTGCTCTTGGAGAGCCTGTTGACGCTGCTCTTCTGCTTTTCGTTTTTGTTCTTCAAGAAGTTCTTGTTGACGTTTCTCCTGATGCTCCTGAAGAATACGTTTACTTCGCTCTGCCTGACGTTTTAGAAGTCCAGCATCTTTATAATCCTGAATCTCTTCATCAATTTGATCTTCAGGAGTATTCTGTACTTCTAATCGCTGACGGACAAGCTGTTCTTGTGTTTGCGTATCATCTTCACTAATTTCTAGATCCTCATAGCTTGTACGATTTAGTACAGTTTCATAATATTCTTGAGGATCACCACCCTGTTGACGATATTGAGCAAATTGAGCAATATCTGGGTACTCTTCAAACAGTTGATTAATCTGCTGCTGTGCCATGTTTTCAGCAGCCTTTCTTGTAACTTCCATTGCATCATCCCATGTATCATCATAGGATTCTAGCTCTTCTTCTGGAAGACCAAACTGTTTGCCAAGATCTTCAACAAAGCTTACATCAGGTTCTTCTGAATCTTCATCTTCTTCAACATCTTCATCTACAATTTCTTCTTCCTCTTCATCAATAGTCTCTTCTTCATCTTCTTCAGTAACTCCATCAGGAGTTACGTCTTCTGCTTCTTCTTCAAGTTCAAAATCTTCGTCCATTTCATTTTCTGGACGATCTTCTTCTACATTTGATGGCTCTTCTTCTGATCCTTCTTCTCCTTCATCAAGCTCATCAAATGTCATATCAAGTTCATCTACATCAATTGGCATAGTGTGTGTCTTTTATTTGTTGTAGTTTTTGTATGTATGCTATATAACTTTGTTCAATAGCAATTATGAGTGTCTATTATATACCACTTCTACTCATCGCTATTGTTCTGCTGCATCTGAGCACGAGCAATTCGTTCATCAGATTCAATATTGCGGCGCTCAACATCCAGTTCTTCTTCTTTTAGAATGCGCTCACGGGCATTTTCTTGTGCATCCTGCCCCTGTTTCATTTGTTCAAGCTGAATCTTGGTTTCATTATCCATCCGTGCTTCTTCAAGATCAGCCTTAATCTTCGCATATTCAAGTTCTTGCTCTTGTAGCTGTTGCTGCATATCAGCCTGCCTCTGTGCTTCAGCAAGTTTCTGACGACTCTTCTCTGCTTCTTTAATCTTCTCTTTCATTGTTTGCACAGAATCAGCATCAATGGTCTCAAGTACATCGCTAAGAGGTACATCATTTTGAAGCATGGCCTGTGACAACTGCTTCACTTGCTGCATCTTATTAACATCCTCACGGGCATTACTTACAAATACTCCATATTCACTTTCCATGTGTTGCATTCCATCAATTTCTACAATCTCTTGTCCAGAATCAGGAAGAACATAGTTTGCAGATTTTCCTTCTGCCCATGCCCATTTAGAATAATCAATAAGACCTTGAAGATCTCGCTCTTCAAATTCTTCAAAACGAGCAAACATATCTTCTGTCATGTGAGAAGATTGCATAATTGCATGTTGAGTGTTTGCAGCTTTTTCATGTTCTTGAATTTGTCCTCTTCGTTGAGGATTAAGACCAATAAGACTGTATAATTCTTGTTTTGTGTATTCAAGAAGGCTGATGTATTGTTCAGCCGTCTTCATTGTAAGATCAAGAACTTGCTGCTGGTGAGGATTTGGTTGAATACCTTCTTTTTGAAAATCTTGCCATGCAATCCCTGTAGCATCAATGTAGTACATAAACTTATCCATATCCCAACCCTCAGGGATCATGTTAATATCAAGTTGAGCAATCATGTCTTTACTTTTTGCAATTGCATTTTCAAGACGAAACTTAAAGATATTATACATGAGTTGGTATGGATAGCCAAGAATCATAATTGAAACATTTGGTGCATTTCGATCACTATATTTTCTTCCATTAATAGGAAGCTTACACTTACTTGGATTATCCATATCCCTACGTTGAATAGGATGTGGACCAATATCTACATAAATATCTTCATCAATTCTTGTTCCTTGCCATACTTCATTCACCCAATGCCATTCAACATCAAGATCATTTTCATTGGGTTCATAATCTTCTTCTACTTGCTTTGTTTGAACCTGTCCAAACTGATCTACATAATCGACAAAACCAATCTTTTTTCGACTTTTCCAATAAACTTGGACAAGTTCAATAAGACGTGTTTTATCATGATCCTCATCACTTTCATCAAAATCTTGATAAATTAGATAATCTCCACTTCGATCCAGT